AAAGGGATTGTAATTTATTTCGGTCGCTTCTTTTTCTTCCGCAAGCTTGTCAAGTTCATCCTGTGCATTTTTAACCCAAGGATGATTTCTAACAATCGTTTCGGTACTTATAATACCTGTAGACTGTTGAGCAATCTGTGCAGTCTCCTGGTCGTTCTGGACCTTTGTTCTTGCCCACGTTTGCAACACAACATCATCTTTTATCGGAATATTTAATACTCTGCAGATACACCTTATAAATCGCCCAAACGAAGGCCTGAATTCTGTTTCAAGTAGCCCTGACTTCAATTCCAGTAGGGAGTACAAAAACTGCAGGGCCACACCTGAACTATTCCCAAAGTTTTGAGGATCCGGATCAATACCCATACCCTGCTCAAATATACACTTGCGTGTTGTAGTTAAAAGCTTTTCTCTTGCATCTACCGGCAAATCAATGGTTAATGTTGATACGCCTGAACCATCACCTTGCTCGTTGTCAACTTTTATAGTCTTGTAATACTTTAAGTCTGATAGGAATTCATTCAAATCTGTACCGCCGTAATTTGTCAGTACGAATATTACTTCCTGAATGTCCTCAAGGTCATTTACAAATCCACTGAATATCTTGCAATAAACATCAATTAAGGGCTTTATGTTCTTCAAGTCGTCTGTATGCACATTGTTGTTATCGAATGCAAAGAACGGCACTTCTCCCAAATCATGCGAGTATTCGTTTGATACTTCGCTTATTCCGTTGATTTCTACAAAGAACTTAGGATACGTCTCTAAATTATCCTTTACCGCTCCTCCTGCAAGAACTCTGTATGCTGCACATTCTTTATCGTTCCACAACTCGTATACATCGAACTCGTTTCCATCATCATCTATTTCATGATAAACCCTTAATACTCCAAGTAGTTTTCTGTCTAAAGACTTTGACCAAATCGGCTGTATTTGCTCTGAAGGCACTACAGCATACCTGTAATTTCCATCATCTGCAGACTTCCACACATGAATCCATCCTGTTTTCTTGTTGGAAGCCTCAATACATAAATCCTTGCATATCTTAGGGTACTTATCACTCAAGAAGGCACTCAAAGCCTTATTAGAGCTTTCTGCTCCGATATCAAAAACAGGCGGTTCCGTAAACAGATAGGATGCCTTTTGGTTAACCAACAATCCATGAAAATTAAAAGGAATACGGTTATCCGCATTCCTCATAGGCTGTTCTATATCTCTTGTAACAAGCTCTCCATTTCTGTCTTTTTCGACTCTTTCCTGCTTCTTCTTAGGTTCAGACAAAATATCAGTCTCATTTTTATAGTATCTTTCCGCCCTCAAAGCCTCAGCTTGATACTTCGCATGAACATCCGCATATGAAAGTATTAGTTTTTTAACAATTTCTAATTCCACAATCAATTCCCTCATTTCATGATAGATAAGCCTGAAGGCTTTCTAATAATCGTATATCCAAAGTATCTTACTGCATCCATTGCATGGTCAAATACCTTTACGGGTTTATCTTCGCCTCTATCTGCCGCTTTCTCATCCCAAACATATGATGCAAACTCTTTTAAAGTCATTTCACATTCCGTACTAATCTTTACCTTTGGCTCTTGTAATAGCGAAGCAAAGAACCTTATCCCGTCAAGCACGTTATTAACAGCCTTTTTCACTCTGTATCCTCTTTTCTTTAGCTCTGCAATAAAAGATGCAGCAGATGGATCCACAACAATTCTTTGTAGTTTGATACCGTTAAGCCATCCTTCTAAGTCATCTGCATACTCTGTATCAGTTTTTTGTATGTCGCTGTCTCTTCCTGAATAATAGTACTCTTTAATGCAATACCAAATGTCATCAAAACCTTTTCCCCACAACAGGAAAACTGTAGCATTTTGAGTACCATAGTCACATGATACATAATAACTGTTCGGCTGTACCGGCGGAATCTCTTCGGGCTTCACTGTATGTTTCTCTTGGTCAAACATGTCATATATAAGACCTTCAGCCATTACCCAGAGTCCTAAAATGTATCTCTTAAAGAAAACTCCAAAATACATACTTTTATAGCGGTTTTTGATATGCTCTGATAAAGATGGATTATCATCCATTGTAAAGTGAAGATGTAACAAGTTCTTTTCCACAATCTTATCCAGCCACTTAACTTTAAACCAATGATAAGGCGAACCGGGGTTACAGTTAAACCAAAACTTTGAGCCATCCACAGAACAACGTCCTGTAGCCTGATTGACAAACGATTCAGGCATCAAGACAACCTCGTCAAAAAAAGCTCCTGCAGCAGTTATACCTTGCACTAAGTCTTGAGATGCTTCATCCTTACCGCCAAATACAAAGTATTCATTCTCTCTACCATTTTTGCTGATAGTTAAATAATTTTCTGAACGGTGGTCCTGTACAAAATATCCCAAAGTTGCAAGCATCTTTTTAAGTGGTCCAATAACATTTCTTCTGCAAGAACCTACCGTCTTACCTGCTATTATAAAATTCTCGCCATCAAAGCATTCCATTGACCAAGCAATATAGGCCATTGACATACTCATTGTCTTTCCGGATCTAATTGCTCCATCAGCTATAATTCCATCATGCTCTTTGATTTTATCTGCAATCCACCATGTCTGAACTTTTAACTGCTTTTTAGACGGTGAGACAAACTTAAAAGGCTTGTTTCTTTTAACTGCTTTCATCATCCCACACCTTATCTGCTAATCCCTTCAAGGCATCAACGTATGAGCTGTCAATTTCTTCGGGACTACTTGTCACAGTCTTTGCTTTTAATGCCGCAATACGTGCCTTTTGTTCCTGTTTGTCCAGTGTCGTTTTATTCTGCCCAAGTAAATCACGGATTTCTTTAAAGGCTGAAACCGCATTCTTATTGCCCGGATCCGCTGCAATATCTATAAGCGACTTAATCATCATTTCAGATATATCTCCGGTAATCATGCCTTCTGCTATCTTTCGCAAATCTGCTTTTCTTCTACGGGCGACTCCTGAAGCTTTACCGCCTTTTCTGCCACTTTCTCTTGCTTCGTCCTCGCTTCGCTCACTAAACGGTATTAAGTTATCCTGCCCATTTGCCACTCACCTCACCTTCCTATCTGTCTAATTCGGCAACAAAAAAGAAGGCTTTCACCTTCATACTCTAAATTTATCTTGATACGACCCGATAGCCACGATATTGTCCTTATCTTTGTCTATCCAGTCAGGTACATTTCCGTAAAATATTATCTTTTTAGGCTTTAGACATTTCTGCATTTTAGTATACCCATCATAAAACAGCTGTGTAGCCTTCTTATTCTTCATACATCCGACACTTGACACGGCCACAGTACCGCCAATAGGTTCTCCATCAAAGCACCATTCATAGCTGTCGTGGTCGCTCCATGCTATGGTGGGTATAACTTTTATCCCTAAGTTCTGCCAGTATGTAGCCAACCAATGTTTACGATAGTGGTTATACATCTGCATTATTTTCGGATAATCCGTATACAGTGAAAAATCAGGACTAAGAACATACTTAAATTTCTTTAAGATATTTATGTACTTGTCCGGTTCTCTCCATACCCTAAAAAACTGATAGTCGTCCAAAAAGAAATGCAGTCCCGTACTTTCAAATTCACCTTTGTAGCTTTTAGCACAATTAAAAGATATCCAATTTCTTACGCTGTCATACCCACAAGGCTCAATAGCCGGGATATCATACTTGCCGACTACATCAGGGTAGAACTTATGCAGATTTTCCATTGTCTTTCTTTCCTGCATATCTATCCCCTACCACTTCTTTTAGCGTACCCCGTAAACCATCTTTCAACTGATTTCGTCAACCTCTTTTGAGCCCTCTCATAAGTTGTTGACGTAATTTCTCTACTTGTAGCTTCCCCATATCCGTTCACAAATGTTTTCTTTTCTGCAGACTCGCTTTTTGCCTGCTTAGACCTTGCCTCTGCATCTGCTTTATATGCCTTGCTTAGCTTTTGAACAACATCATCTCTCTTTGATTTTGTAGCGTAATATTCTTTTCTCGCTTCTCTCGTCATTTGTCCATCTTTATCTGTCTGCCTTACCAAGCTCGCCATTTTATCGCCTAGAGCTTTCTTTTGTGCCTCTAAGCTCTTTATAGAGCCCCCCGCACTTGCTCCGCCTCCAGCACCTGCGCCACCTGCACTCGCTGAACCTCTTCCACCCATAAATATCTCCTTTTATCTTTTCCATAGTTATCCTCCCTTTGCATACAAAAAAGACAGCCAATCTTGACTGTCTTGATTGAAAAATAGCTTAGAGGTTCATTACAACGATTTATCCTCAAATTGAGAGCGGTAAAATGTCCAAACCGCTCTCAAACCCTAAAAAGGAGGTCATATGAAAAAGTATACTTGCTTCAACTTCTCACATATACATAATATCATATAAGCATTTTCATTTTTATTCATTTTTTTCACTTTTCCTCAACCGATATACTTCTTCAAATTCTTTTAAAGCATTTCTGTAAAACTTATGTATTGCTCCTATAGAATAGTGTGTTTCTTCAGATATCTTTTCAAATGTCATATCAGACACATAGTACATAGATAAAACTATTTTGTGCTTATCATCAGCCAACTCTTCAATAAGTAGCCTTGCCTCTGCCTTTAAATTCACAAGTCTGTCAATATCTACATTTAACTGTTCTTCTAATTCCAGCATTTTTATGACTGCATTTTCTATACCTCCGCCTCCTCCACCTTGTACTCTTTCACTTAGGCCAGCAGTAACTTTTGTGGTGAGTGCTCTCATTCTTTCTTTTTCCAGCAATTTAGCATTAATCATATTATCCAAAGTTTTAAGCTGGCAAAGAAACTCTTTCGCCGTCATACTGCCAACTCCTTTTCCAATGCCACTAAGTCTTTATTCATATTCTTCTTTAGCCTCCCACTTCTCGCAACCCTGCAAGTCATTGCATCTTTCCGCATTTTCGTTTAAGCAAAGTCTTATGTAATCGTCATACCACTCGCAAAGAGTACACACCCTCGGCCACTCATCTACTTCTTCGTAGTCATATGCCGTTCTGTCTATGACTTCTTCAAGAACCTGCTCTTCGATTTCCGCGTCTGAAGCGTTGTCGTCTATATCTATGCCAACCACTTCATCATTCAGATATAAAACTATTTTTCTCATTCTTCACCTCTCTTTTTTAGCATACCCGCTTTTATCATGTCGTATAAAATATCTATAGCTGTGCGGTTGTCTCTGAACTTGCAATTTGGATTAGCGTGTATCCTTGAATCATCTTTTCGCCAATCCTCAATCATAAAGCATTTAGGGCTAACAAACATAAACCCTTTGCCTCGTGCAACGCACAAGTAATAGCATTGCAAGTCTCTAGGAATTCCCCTGCACGGCTTAAATCCAAATCTCTCAAATTCCTTTATTTCCACAGCAGGTATTAACATACTAACTCCTTTTCAAGTGCTTCCAATATGTCAGCCACTCTTTTTACACCCAGGCCTTTTATTCCAAGCAAGATTTCACTGATTTTAGATATATCTATTCCCGGCACTGACTCTGTACCGGCTTTAAAACCGTCCATGTAAGCACTTTTACAGATATTTTGTAAGTATAAATTCATTTGGTTATGATCTTTTTTCTTGATTGCTTGATATTCCTTGCGATTTATCACAATATCTTTTTGTATCGCCATATATCCCCCTTCCTAATCTAATTAAATGGCAATCCCTCGTCATCAACTCCATCCGGTATATTCATGAATCCATCAGAGCTTACAGATGATTTTGATTGACTTGTTGAACTCTGATATCCGTCACCACTACCGCTTGCTCCCTTACTGTCTGCAAATTCCTGAGTATCTACAATAACCTCAGTTGTATACACCTTTTGACCTTCTTTGTTGGTATAACTCCCTGTCTGAATACGACCTGAAACCAATACCCTCATACCCTGTCTAAAATACTTCTCTGCAAATTCTCC